TAGTTTTGTGTGCAAACTTTGAAATCGGGTTGTTCAAGTTTCCCTGGGATTAGAGAATTGTCTCGCCAAATTACTCGATTGTTTGGTTGGGCAGCGAACTGTCCATTATCGAGGGCGATGACGTTGAACGATTTGTGTTCGGGATCCAACTCAGAAAAATTAGTGTCAATAATAGACTGATCTGGATGAGCAGAGTCAATCGTAAATTCATACTCTCCTGCGTGCATTTTTTTGTCCTTACCAAAGAACTCGCAACGTCCCAGAATAGGTTTCCGAATCACAGTGATATTATAGTCGAAAGAGTCCCAAAGTTCAAGTACGTCTAATGGTAATTGGTCTTCGGGATCAAAATCCTTTTTCCATACGAATGCGCTCAATGGCAACTTATCAAATAAAGCACCATAATCGGTAAGAAGTGTCTCAAAGTATAGTGCCTTGGTCTGAACACTCTTTACAGAGATCCAGATACCAGGTGTGAGTTCACCGTGTCCCTTCTGGTGGTCGTATAGATACTCCTTCTTCACCCATACTGGATTCGGTGGGAGTGGATGTACTAGAAATGCCATGTCTTTCTAACCATTCTTTGTTGTGTTTTTTACCTTGAACAACTTTATACCAGGGTGCATATAAGGGACCATCATAGTCTTTTTTCATTTGATGAAATTGGAATTCATCAGTATCCTTCTACTAGTTTTACACGGAGAATGCCCCGTGTGAAAATGAGCACCATCAAAAAATACGATACGATTTTTCTTTGGTGTGATCTTTTCCATAATAGTATAGGAATCTGATCGTTCAGTTTCATTATATATTACGGTTTCGCCATCACTATCAGTAAGATAAAAAATTGTGGTCCAATGAGGATCTTTTAGATCTTGATGTGGTGTATGTAATGTATTAGGAGGAGATTTTACCGTCATATCCAATCTCGATCGTATTAGCGATCCTTTTTTCTTCACAAAATCTTGTTCGATCTTTAGAATAAAAGGAATCCATATACTAGACTCTGTATTATTAAAATTTAATCCACATGCAGGATCATATAATCCATGAGTAAATCCATGCAACCATTCACTATCACCTTCTCTGTACACAGAGACATTACTTTGATATTTCCAAGTAAATCCTTGATTGGTCACACAATCATGGAGATAATCAAAATAATATGGTTCTAAAAAATTGTCAATAATTTGCATAACTCCCCTTCCTGGGATCGAACCAGGGACCAATTGATTAACAGTCAACCGCTCTACCGCTGAGCTAAAGAGGATTGAGTGGAGAATAACGGACTCGAACCGATGACATCCTGCTTGCAAAGCAGGCGCTCTACCAACTGAGCTAATTCCCCGAAGCCTTCGACAAGATTTGAACTTGCGACCTGAGCTTTACAAAAGCCCTGCTCTACCACTGAGCTACAAAGGCAATAGGAGTGGGGGGACTTGAACCCCCACGAGATTAATTCTCAACAGATTTTAAGTCTGGTGCGTCTACCGATTCCGCCACACTCCCATCATAGATTGGGGGATGAAAAGCACAATACTCATTGAATGTGATCTTCATCTCTTTGTCAGTTAGATTAGCATTTTTCGCTGCTTTTGGCAAGTTCCATTTAGCATGAAAAAGCATTTCCATTGACTCTCGTGTTTCAGGTCTCATAAAAAATTAAAATTGATATTGTATCTCCCATGAGCATTAGATGTTGTAGAAGAACTATGCTTAACTTGGGGATCAAAAAACATCATTCGGTTTGCCACACTATTTACTTTGGTTCCATCTTCAAACAACGTGTACCCGTCGCATGTATTGATAGAAAATAATGCACCCATATTTTCAAATGAGTAATCGACATGTAATGGATGTGTTTTTACTTCAGGTGTCCAAGGAAAAAAGTTTGCTTTGATTCTGAGTAAAGAACGCATTTCAATCCTATCTAAAAACATATGATCAATCATGCTAAAGAATGGACTCTTAGGTTCACGTTGATGATAGAGCATATGTGTTCCCATCCATGACCATGGTTCTGTTTTCTCTCCACGATGAGCAACGCTTTTTTGAATATAGAAAGGAAAGTCACAATCATGAAGGTTCATGATCGTTAACTCAAGCATTCTAAATTCATCATCAGTGAGGAAATTGTCAACTACTTTCATTTTGTTCAATAAATTCTTTTCGGAATTCTTCTACCTGATTTTGAATTTCTTCAGATACAGGAGGAATTTCGTTGACAGGAACCATCATAACAGATGTACCATCGGGACGAGTAATTTTCCAGATAACTCTTTGAGAATCGGTCAAATCAACCATGAATTCCAAATACTGTTCTGCTTGTTTCTCGGTGACTCCGATAGGTCCAATCATTGGGTTGCAAATGAATATGTAATAAGGTTGTGATCTACTTGATCTTGGATTCTGCTGACAGTTTCAGCAAATCCTTCAGATCCTTCATCATCCCATTTCCAGGTTACAGTCTTATCGTAACCTTCGTCATCAACAATCTTCACAGAGCGTTTCGAGAAGTTGATGAAGATGTGCTCAACGCTGGTGTCTTGCATTGGGTTGCCTTGTTTACCTCCATATTATAGAGCATAAACAGGCAGGTGTCAAGAGGTCGATTCGGTTGAGAGAGCAGACCCTCCAATGAACTGACGAAGTTCGCCGTCGTTCATCTTCTCATTATATAGTGCCTTTGGATTAGCAAGAGAAATTCTATAGTCTTTGTACAGATCGTCTTGTCCAGTATGGTAGTGATGTTCGTAATTACCGCCCACAGTAACACTTCTCTTACCTCTAAGTGCTTTGGGATATATTGGGTTCTCTACACCAATCAATTCTAAAAGATGGGGAGTGACAACTTGAATACTACTTTGAGTATGTAAAGAGATATCTAATCCACTCATAACCTGAACATCATTAGTGTTCTCATAGAAACTACCCGTGAATCTACTCTTAGTTGCAGATAGATCTAATTCACTACTCTGGAAATGGAACTTAGCACCAACAACACTCATATCAACATCAGATCCAAACTTCAATGCATGGCGCTGAATCTTACCAGATGCTTTCGGTGAACCTTCAGCACTGAGGAAGAATCCTCCACCGACTTCTAAGTGACAATCACCTGTAATCTTGAGGAAGTAATCACCATCAATAGATACTGCCTGGTGTCCACTGACTAACTTACAGTCATCACCATGAACTTCTTGAGTCAATGTGCCAGCGTAAGTGATATGATCTGCAACCAGAGATCCAGTGTCACCTTTGCCTCCAGTCTGCTTCTTACGAAACTCTTCTACCGCTGCTTCAATTTCTGCTGCTGTAGCATTTGGATTTTCTTTCTTGAATGTATCTCTAGCAATCTTTTCAGCAAAGTGAGAGTTGTTTAATACTAATGATGTATGTGTTGTGCCATTACATCTTTTACTAACATCCGCTTGACGACCAGGTGTACCTAACCATACATCATATGAACCATTGACATGATTCTTTGCTGTAGATAAGTATGGATCAGCATCTCTGAAGACGGAAGAGAATAAATCTGTCCCATCAGAAGCAGATCCTCTCATCTTATTGAGCATCTCCAGGTCCTGCATATCACATCTAGTGATACCAAACAAAGGATACCATCCAGCAGTCTTTGCAGCACCTTCAGGAGTTCTTTGGCATCCAGCACCAAACTGACCCAACAACTTGAACACAGGAGTCAGACTGACAAAACCATATTGTCCTCTATTGAACAGTGTTGTCAGGTTTTCAAATATAGTAAATCCTCTCTCCCAAGTGTCTAATAACAAATCATCGTTAGCATTCAGGTCATTGACTTGATCTTTAATTGTCTTTGTAAGATCGCCAATCTCTTTGATAAGATCTGCTGTATCACCAAGAATCTTTTTATTGATAGATTCTACTGTGCGAGCAACCATAGTAGGTTTATCTTGAGCGCCAGTCAAATACTTATCAACAGATTCATCAACAACTTTCATCATATCATTTACATAGATGTTGAGCATATTGTCAACATCACATGCTTTAGATAATATTTGTGTAATAGCAGCAGTTACTACTCGGTACAGATTGAATGGTTCTCCTGTTGTTGACAACATTAACTGTGTCAACTTTAAATCTTCAGTCAGTGAGATCATTCCCTGACGAATTGATGATATTACTTGAGCGTAAATTGTAGTAATATAATCTCTAACAATACGAGTCAGTTCTTTCTTTGCAATCAAACGACCAGTTGTAAGATCTAAGTATTCACCACCTTCTGCTTTTACAATACTAGAACAACTATTACAAAGATCTTCAAGTAGATATGATAACTTGTACTCCAGTGTCTTCCATGGTCCACCAATACCATTTGCAGCAGGAATTGGTTTCTCGGGATCTAATGGTTTGACAGGATTTGTTGTGCCACCAGGTATATCAATACCAATATTTTTTGGGGATCCCATGCCACCCGTGATAGTCTTCACCTGTCCAGGATATGCTACAGCATTACTATTAGACTGGCGATTGATTCTTGACGGTTTTACAGTATTTTTTTCAGCGGGATGAAGAGTTGAATTATTAATTACAATACCAGCATCAGGAACAACGTTGGTAAATGCCATCTTACCTGTTGTTCTTGTAGATTCTGCTTTGTTTACACGCATAACACCCAAGACGACTGGCATTTGTGCCATGTCACCATCCATAAAGAAACCCAAGACAATCGCACCAGGTTGCAGTTGACCAGAACTTTCACCCTGACCATCATTTCCAGGTTGAGAGGTGTGCTGCAATACTGTTGCCCAGGGCAAACTATTGGTTGGTAAGTCAGCAAGAGTTCCTCCGCCGAAGTTGGTGTAGTATCCAAGACAACGAACTTTTACACGACCCAATTCCATGGGATCTTCGTTGTCTTCTACTTCTCCAACCCACCAGAAAAATCCGTCTTTACCAATAAAATTGGTATCAGGTTCATTTAGGATACCATCGACGATTGACATCTATTCCGAGACTTTTCTAGTATTTATGACATATGACTTAAATGAGTCTGCCATGTCTCTATAACCAAGACCAACGTATATCTGTCCTGAGACAACTGCAACTGTAGCAGCGCCCCAGAACCAATAATACCATTGAGTTTTTACTTGATGTAGTTGTTTTCTCTTAGCCATTCTTCAGTCATAGGTGTAGGATCATAATCGGTCCACATAGTACCACGAGCACAAGATTCAAGTGCCTTCTGAGTCATACCTTCAGTCTTGCCTGCCCAGGTTGCTTCTGCTTCCCATGGTTGTGCATGTGCAGGATAGGTGCGCTTTACCATTTCCTTCCAAATACCAGGCACATCTTCCTCAGGTTTGATGATAGCGATCATATTATTTTTGATCGTGCCTGCCATGCAATCCTGTGCAGCGTGCCAACCTTCATGACGCACAACACTCATCAAAATATGAGGACGATGTACATATCTTTTGTTGAGATAGAAGTGATTACTCACAGTATGATACACACCACGATGTCCTACTGGAAAATACTTTTCATCGGCAAGGTGAACATGCACACCAATGTTCTTGAATGCGATCATAATATAATCAAACTCATCCTTGACTGCATCCCAATCTGAATCAGGGAATGCATTCATAAGATCAATAGATGAGTTGATGCGTTCTACACCATCAGTGCATTCTTTCAAGAGCATACAACCCATGGCATCCATAGTGAAGTATCCCTTAGTTGGTTCTGCATTTACTGCAACACCATGTGCCAAACCAAACATCAATCCAGAAAGGATTGCATTACGCAGTTTCATCAGAGTCTCCTTCGAGGTAATCAAAAATCATGTTGTGCAGTTCCCAATATCGTAAGTACCAATCAGGTATCAAACCATAATGAGGGAGTGTATGATAATCAGAATAGTTATCATATAAGAGATCAATAATCTCTTCTTTAGTCGGTTTTGTCATAATAAAAATCGACAGTGGGCGAAGAGGGGATCGAACCCCCGACCGACTCGGTGTAAACGAGTAGCTCTACCGCTGAGCTATTCGCCCATTCTCTTAAATTTATACGGGTTTTTAGAACCCCAAATCATATTACCATCAGAATCATATCCTTGATCACAAGTATGAATTTTGCTGCCAAACAATTTCATTTCAGAGTGAACACGGTTTCCATCAGAACTAATACAACTATCACCAACAACAGAACCTATCCATTGCTCGCCGTTGTATACAAACATCATATCACAATTTTCTGATCTAGTCCAGTCAGTGTGGTAGTTCTCAACAATTACTTTAGTATCAGATACTTGATTAATCTTGTGATATCTTTCCCTATATGGAGAGTTAGGGGTCTTTCTATAAAAGTTTTTAGAACGCAATCCACCAGGAATCCGATCCCATACAAGTTCTACGGAAGAGAATAATAGAGGATCGGATTGTGCTTGTGATACGTTAGTCCAATGTCCAAGCAAGTAAGACTCAAAGCTCATTTTCTGAACCACTCACATGGTTATTATAAAGGGATATCAATTAAATGTCAATCGTCATAGATCAGACATTCTGGCTCAGAGGGATTTTGATCACAGAACAATTCAAGATAACTTGGATCGTGATGATCACCTGCTTCGATTTCTTTTTTGTGATGCTGAACGTACTCCTCTAGATCATGCAGTTCGCCTTCAATGTGACGACGCATTTGAGGATTTGTGTTTGGATTATCGAGAATTTCCTTATCCTTCTCGATATGCTTTTCGATGCTTTCCATAGGTTTGTATACTAATGATACGATATTATTTATTTGAGAATAGAGTCCTTCATTAACTCAACCTCAGTTGTCATTTTACCCGTCGTGGCTTGATGTGTCAACCGAACTATCATGTAACGACCACTATATCGTCTGTCAACCTGCATATTTTCACTAGACTTAAACGTTGCTGGAAGTGATAACTCGATTCCAGATCCAACATATAGATCTAAGTTACCAGGCATATGTGCAAGGCATTTGATATTTTTTAGTGCTTCATAGCGCAGGTATTGATATGCTTGCAATTCTACTAATTCTCTGTAGTTTGATTGAGGATTATCTTTATACTTTTGATCAAATCCTTGTGATGGGAGCATACAATATCGAACTCTTTTTGGTGTATAATATTCTTTTTGAACATTTTTATCCATCTGAGTAATTGGATTAACTGTAACGTCACCATCTAAGTGAGACATCTTATCCCAGATATCTCCGAGATTATATTGATACGCACCTTTGAGCATATCAGTACTGAGTCCCATAGCAGATCCAGAAATATCAACAGGATCAAATCCAACGCTATATCCTGCTAAATTGCCGTTTCTTAAAGCACGAACTTTATTTGCCTCTTCAGGAAAACTAATACCATTCAATGATAAGTGATCAAGATCTTCAGAAATATTTTTTGGTGCTAATGAATATCGATATAGTTTTCGTTTGTCTAATCTTTCAACAGTTTGCTCCTCATATTGATTATTGATACCATCAATGATATTATCGACAGACTTGAAATTATATCCTAAAGCGTTTTCATAAAACATAAATCCATTTTGAAGTTGATTGCCTTTTGCAGACTTACGAATACTTCTTTCAGCAATCCAATAAATTGTATCTAATGGTCTCCAGTTAGGAATGATGAATGAATGTTGAGAAACAGTTTCTTCGGCAAAAACATTTTTAGTAGTTTTCAAATATTTTTTCATCAAAGTCGAGACGATCTCTTCAGACTTTGTTTTACCATCAAAAATCAATTCTGATGAACCAAAGACATTCACAGTTTCATTCTTTAGATAATCAGTTGATAATCCATTAACCATAAACGTTTGTGAACCAACATCCTGTGTTCTACTAGCAATACCCGTACTTCTAAAGAAATATGTTCTATCAATCAAAGATGTGAATACCTCTAGTTTTAATGTCTCACTACCAGTAAATATTGCTTGGATACCAGCAGCATCAGAAAATACAAACTCTGCTTCCATTGAGGCAGAAGTAATATCCTCAACAATTGACCATCCAGAACAAAACTGAGTCAATTGGAAAGCAGCATCATCGTTGGCAAGACGTTCGCCATCACGATAGACACTCAGTTTCCATTCGCATTCTCCTGGGGACTGTCTTTGAATTGTCATGCGAATAAACCTCCACCTTTATTCATACCAGAACTGAGAATTTGAGACATAGCACTACCAACCGATTGTGCAATTCGATTACCAGAACCACCAACAGAACCACCATGTGATCCTTGACCTGCACCGATGTTAGCGATGGCAGATTGTGCAGCAGCAACAGATGCTCTTACTTGTGCATTTGCTTGTTCTACTGCTGCCATGGTCTGCTGAACAGTTTGCTGAGAACGTTGATTCATTTCCGCTCTAGCAATAGCTCTTTGCCTGGTAACCTTCATAATCTCATATTTATTTCTCCTGTTATCTTCATCTGGTTTCTTAGCTAAACCAGCACCAGAACTAGCTCTATTTCCGTTAAACATACCAAATAATTCCATTAAAGGACTTCCCGTCATCAGTCTTGCCATACTCGATTCTTGCATTCCGTGTTCGGAAACACCACCACCGCCACCTCTTTTGCCTGCTAAACTAGTTAATACAGGAAGCATACCACCACTCTTTCCAACAGTGCTATATCCACCACCTTTACTACCAGAAGATGGCATTCTAAACTTAGGTGCAGATGATCCACCACCAAAACCTGCCGCTGCTGCTGCTCCGCCCCCACCTAAGAATGGATTTCTCATTGTACTAGCATCTGGACCACCATCTTCATTACCACCAAGTCCAGAGAAGTTTTTAATCAAGTCCATGTATTTAGTACTACCAAATCCACCTACAGTTCCACTCATCAATCCGCCAAGACCTTGACTTTCTATACCTCTCTTTGCTGCTTGATATTGTGTTTGACTCATTCCACCTTGACCAGCATCTTGCGATCCTCCACCCTCACCTGTAGCAGCTTCCTGCCCTAAAGGATTAGCAACTTTCGCTTTTGCAACAGCAACGTGTAGGTGAGGAATACCATAGTTTCCAGGTGACTTTCTCTTCTTACCATATTGCCAAGCACCCCAATCGTTATACATGATGGATTGAAGTTTCAAATTCTGTCTTGCAGAATATAACGACTCAGCAAAACTCTGCATTGCAGACTTCTGCTTTTCTTTGTCACCCTGATAACTTGCAATATCAATTGCAAGACCCATCTGGTGAACAGGATTACCAGATACTGGTTCTCTACCACCAGGGGAGAAACCTTTACTGTTAGGTCCTTCTTCACTCCAGTTATTTCTTCTGAAGAATCGGTTGTTGAATACTGTTAAACCTCGTGTCAGTGCATCTTGACCAATTTCCTTTGCTTTGTTTGGTCCAGCACCATCGAGTGCAATCTGTCCGTCTTCTCCAGTAGCACCCTCCATGCCATACTGATCTGTTCCTTGAGCAGCTCCAGCAAGTCCACCGAGCATTTTTTGCTGCCCGCTGGTTAGCAGACTCATAGGACTTGCTTGTCCCATAGCAACTGCTAACAAATGGGGGAGTTTTCCACCCATAATATTTTGCTTACCAAACAGGTGGAGACCTCTTGCTACCAGTTCAGGTAATTTCTCGCCAAAAGTCTTACCATCTTGCTTGAATAGTAAATCACCGATATTAGTTGCACCATTTATAAAATCTTGTGCATCTCTACCAAAGATTTTCTTACCCTTAAGGAAATTAAATGCGACGCCTGCACCACCACGAATTACATCGTACCAGCTTGCAGAACCATCTTCATTACTTCCGCCACCGCCAAGGATGGTCTGGAAGAGATTACCGATAGCATTACCAGTGCCCTTAGCACCAAATAATCCACCGATCATTGATCCAAGTGCGCCGCCTTGCTTGGA